TTGATTGCGGTTTCAAATTCTTCTTTAGTTGGCATTAGATTTCCTTTAGTAGTAGTTCGAGTTTCTTCTTCTTGAGAGCCAGAATGTCACCATCAACCTGCTGGACTTCTTCAGTCTTAGTCAATTTTGACACAACATCAGTAATAAGAGCCGCCTGAGTTGCTTCTAGCTCCTCGCCTGATTCCAACTTGAATAGAGCATCAGCCAACTGGTCTGCATCAATGCCGGTGTCTACTGATCGCACTGCAACTGTTCCAGAAGTAGCGCTATATGCAGGACTGGCCACTACTGACACTTCGAATAAACGGACTGCCTCAAGCGTACGAACATCACCCTGCCAGTTGTCCTTGATCACTGAAAATCCAAAACTCATAGAATTTATCACTTTTTCACGAATGAGCGTGGCAACATCTTTTCCGCGCGTGGTCGAGGCAAGTCGAGCTTCAACTTTTAGACCATAGTTGTCTTCAGTTAATTTCAAAGTGCCACCGCGTAGTGATGCCAAAGGCTCACCGCTGTCGTGATTCCAAAGTAACTTCACTTCATTGCGGCTTTGTAGCGAACGCTTGAACGCACCAGGAGCAATACGCTCAGTGAAAGGTAATGGCTCAGAATCTGAATTGAAAACAGCAGCATAGCCTGTAAAGGTCATGCCATCACCGGTTTCACGAACCTCAAAGTTCGCAACATTCACACGCTGTTCAGGCTGTGACTTCTCACGCTTCTCAGGGTCAGTACCCTCAAGTTTGCCCTTGATAGCGTAGGCAACATCTACCCACTTGGCTCGAACATCCGTAGTCATAACTTCACTTTCAGTCTGTGATTCAAGTCTACTAATAATGGTTTCAGCAGACTTAGCCCAACGCAACGATGATGGAGTAACAGCATCAATTCCTAGTTCGCGGAATTTGCTTAGAGTTTCAGCATTATTTTCAATGGCCGCAACAATGTTGTAAGTCTGCAAAAGTTCTTCAGCCTTAGCCTTCTTGAAGTCAGACGAATTAGCCGTACTACCATCGTTCATAATTAGGCGGCTATAGGTAATGTCGGCACTAGCCAAATCTTGCTCAGTGTTTGCACGATCTGATTCAGGTCGGCCAGTAAGAATAAACAACGCACCATCTAGCGACTGAATGTATTCCCAAACACGCTCATTACGGTTACCGCCATTGAGTAGAGTGCCGTCAATGTCGCTAAGGATGATTGGGTCACCGTCAGCCTTACGGTTATTTTCTGGGTCTGTTTCCTGCATAGGTTCAGCAGTAGGCAAACCATCAATCTTGGTCAAATCGGCAACAGGCACAACGGCTTGCAAAACCGATTCCACATAAATGCCATCTTCCTCGTCATAAATAGTGACCGTAGCCATGTCACCATCTACCGAGTAGACCTCACCCACATAGTCATCTTCACCAGATACCCATGAAACATAATCGCCAACTTCAACGGAAGCAGCTCGCTCACCCATAAACGGTTCTTTATCGGCAAGGCTAATAGCCACAGCCTGATTGATGGCATCTTGTTTATTTCCTTGGCATCCAAAGATTGCGCCGGCTTGGTCAATTACAGCCCATCCGTCTTTACAAGTGGCTCGATTTTTAGCAATAAAATATGGCATTAGCTCAACTTCATGTAACTGACAAGGTGATTACTTGAACTAGAAACGACCCAAAGTGCATCGCCTGGACTAATAATAAGTTCAGTCGAATCTAGTTTTTCTAAAATAAGACCATTGCTGATAGTTACATCAGGCCCACCGAGATAAAGGTTTTGCTGATTATCAGTATTGTGAACATGCAAACGGTAATTACTTACGCTCGTACCATCAATCTGTACAGCCGTAGTTCCAACAGTGAGTTGCCCTGAAGTAATAGCCATTAGTAAACCGTATCTGGTGCGTTCGGATCAATCTGAGCGACTGCCTGAAGTTGTGTGCTTGGTACACCAGTGTGAGTGATTGCTGGCAAGTCAAGAGCAGCCAAAGTTTCTTCCGGTGCAAAACCAACTTGAATCAAACGCTGTGCCATAGCAACACGCTTTTCTTCTTCGATAAGGCTTGTGGTCTTTAGGTCAATGTTCGCTAGTGGTACGCGGAATTGGTCACCCATCTCCACAGGTGATAGGTCTTCTAGTCTACGAACATCATTCACGCTCATAAAGCCAGCCTGAAGTGCTGTCGAGTATGAGGTTGTACGGCTTTGTAGGTCACCGCGTAGAAGTGCATTGAAGTTGAACTTGATGAACGCTGCCGGTGTAGGTAAAAGTTTCGAGTATGACCATTCAATCTTTTCCAAAATTGGTCTGAGCGTGTGGCTCACAAATTGAAGGTTGTTCTGCTCGACTGAAGCGTAACTGGCTGTGCCAGGAATACCCATCATGTGTAGTGGAATGTTGAACGCACGAGCCATTTCTTCAACGGCAAAACGGCGGCTGTCTAGGAACTGTGCTTGGTCGTTGTTTACGCTAGTTGAAACATACTTAGCACCACCAGAAAGCACACCGGTCTTGTGACCTTTACGCCATCCACGGTGGCGAGAATCGAACCCATCAACTAGATTCTTAGCCTGTTCAGCAGTAAGCGCACCAGGATACTCAATAATGCCCTGAGTAGTAGCACCCTGACCAAAGAAACGAGCTGCATACCCCTGAAGTGCAGTAGCAACACCCAGAGCATCCTTCAACTTGGTTACGCGAGCAACGCCCACAAGTGAGCCAGGCTCAGCCAAATCAATGATGTGAATAATGTCATCAGAAGTTAGTGGCTGGTCTACGCCATCCACAATGAAAGTTTTGCGACCAATCGAGTTACGCTGAACGGTCACCGTGTTCGGATCGAGTACGACAAGGTTCACAACCTCGCCCTTAGAATCGCGGAAGATACGAGTGTAAGAGTTACCGTAAACAAGCAACGAGGTTACAACTGCACCGTAATGTGCTTGACGAGTAGTGTCCACATCCGGCTGATCTACCCATGCTGGCTTTGGACGGTAAGGCTGACGGTCACCGTCTACGCGAATAAACGCATCAGAAGGCAGAGTGCTGATAGTGTCACTGATTAGTGATACGGCTGAAAAGAAAGCAACAATTTCAAAAGCGGTTTTGCCATTGATAGCCACACCTGCGTTAGTTTCAGTGACAAAATCGCCACCTGCTCCCCAGATTGTCTGAAAAGAAATCGCACGGTCTTCACGCTTGAAGAAATCAAAAATGCTCGCCATATGCTCCGCCTATAGAAAAAACTCAGGTATAACCTGTGCTTCTAGTTTAGCCGAGGCACGGTCATAAGCAATGATAGAAGCCACAGCAGCATCTATTCGGCGATTAGAGTTACGGTTCTCTTTTACGATACGAGTGCCAAGATTATCGGTCTTGGTTACAGCATTTGTAAAGTGTCGGGTTACTAGCGGATCACCATCATTGGTCAAATTACCTAGAGTAACCGCATCATAAAACTTGGCACAAGCCGTAGTCATACGCTTGGCAGAAGTAGACGGCCATTCCACAATCGGCACACCAGCATCAGCCAAAACTTCCATCGAGCGTTGCCATCTAAACGGGTCACAAGCTACTTCACGGACTTTATACATTCCGCAAAACTTCTGAATCTCAAACTCGGCATCCTGAATGTCTACACGCCACAGGTCATCAGCATCGGCTGGCTTTTCCCACGCCTTGATTAGAAACAAGTGAGGTTTATCTTCATCGGTGGCCGGTATCGAACAGCCCACGATTACAGTCGTGTCACCGCTAAACGAGCCATCAAAACCAAGAATGTATTCGGCATCAGGGTCAAGTGGCTTTTCTTCAGCCAAGCCCTCCCAAGTTCCAGCCGGTAGCCAAGACAAAGCCGATGAAACCCACTGGTTTAGGCGCTTAGTTCTAAACTCGGCTTCAGGTGTTCGCTTGACCGCAGACCTAAAATCTTCCGCTGAAACAATGTCATCGTAACCAGGATTCGCAATCTGCCAAGTTTCCTCTGAACGGTGATCTGCCTCAGCCGGTGCTTCCCACCAAGCCATAAAAAACGCAGGGTCATCAATTTCGCCTGTGGCCACACGCTTACCGTACTGATACAACTGATAAGCAATCGAATCCTGACCCGTAGTATCCGACTTCACACCGGCAGTCGTAATACAAACCATCTGCCCGATTTTGCCACGGTTACCCATAGCCAAAGACATAACATCAAACAGTTCGCGATTAGGTTGAGCGTGTAACTCATCCATAATCACGCGACTAGGGTTCAGACCTTCAGCACTGAACGCATCTGCAGACATAACCTTTAGCACCGAATGAGTATCAGTGACAAACAGCGAATCGCGGTAAACCTGCACCATGTCACGCAACTCGGACTGCTCAACCATTCGCTTACATTCACCAAATACGATGCGAGCCTGTTCGCGTGTAGCCGCGACAACGATTACCTCACCACCGGTGATGCCCTCAGCCACGAGCGAATACAAACCGATAGCCGCACTAGACAAAGCCGACTTGCCATTTTTACGAGGCTGGCCAACAAGCACAAGCTGTGCCATCAAGCCACCATCTTCATCCCGTGCGTAAATGTGCTTCAGCAATTCCTTCTGCCAATCACGCAACCGCAAAGCCTCACCAGCCCTACCAGCAATGCCATCCTTACCAATAGACCCAAAAGCCTCAGCAAACATACCGGCAAACTCACCATCACCGCGAGCAATAGCCTCAGCCGATACAGGTGTCAGCACCGCAGGAGGCCAACTACTCATTCTGCTTCTTAGCCTTCAACGCCATAAGTTCTTCAAGTTTCGATTTGGTCTTAGTGCTGATAAGACCGAGCCTCGTACGATCAGCAGGAGTGAAACCAAGAAGGCTCAGATTCTTCACAATCAGCACCTCGATGTCATTGAGCTGCTTAGTCATGTGCCACTCGTCAGGATGGTTAGCCACATACTCACGCAGGGTTTCCCTACGGTCAATTTGCTCGGCCAACATCTGCACTAACTGAGTATCAGTCTTGATAGAAATCCAAAGTTCGCCAACACCAAACACCGAATCCCAAAACTGCTGACCGGCCTCACCTAATGGCCGAATCGGCTCACGATACCCATACTCAAGCGGAGCAATCGCATCATTAGTGCGAATAGGTCGCTTCCCTGGATTCCCCTGCATAATGCGTAATTCCGCCGGCTTAGGCTGATTGACCAAAACTATCCACCTTATTTTGTAAAGCCCTGTACGAGCCTTGTGTGCCTTTCTAGGCTACCACCAGAAACCGCCCAACTGCGTAGGGCTGCGAAAAAGTGAGGTCGTCTTCAAGCGTCAAATACGCGACATTGAACGTCGCCGCGGCGGGGCTTACCGTGCGGTCCAGTGTCGTGTAATTCGGCCGACCGTCGGTGTACTCCTCGCGAACGGGGAATTCGATCCGGAGCGTTTGCGGG